AATTTGCTATGCAAACCGTTTCGAGTGAAGATATTGCAAAACGTGTTAAAGCACTTAAAGGTAACGCCAAACCGTTGGAGATTCCAACACTATGAGCAAGTTTACATTTATTTGTGAAGATGAACCAATGCCATTTGCTGATGCAATCATCACCAAAAAAACTTTTGAGTTTAATGCTGACCATTTGAACAGTGTCATCAATGAGTTTGAAACTTTTTTAAGAGGTTGTGGTTTTCATTTTGATGGATATTTGGAAATCTGTAAAGAAGAACAACCTCTTGGTAAAATTTACCCAAAAGATGGTCACGAAGATGATCTAGATGATATTGATTCTATTTTTTCTGGCAAGAAAAGTTTGATTCGTTCCGATGAGTGCTGATGAACGATTTGTTTAGAACATCATGGAATTGGATAGCAGATGATTGGTATTCTGGTAAGTTTCGCTTTGTTGTTGAGTTGTTGGCTTGGGCTATTTCTATTGGCTGTGCGATTGTCATGGCACTCACTGTACCCAATCCTCCACTACTCATTTTGTATCCTATTTGGATTCTTGGTTGTGCTATGTATGCTTGGGCTGCTTATACTAGGAAATCTTTTGGAATGTTGGCCAATTACTTGTTATTGGTAACTATTGATATTGTTGGTTTAATGAGAATGTTATGAATATTTTTTATCTAGATAATGATCCTAAAATTTGTGCTGAAATGCACCTCGACAAACACGTTTGCAAAATGGTAATCGAGTATGCTCAGTTACTTTCCACTACACATCGTGTACTTGACGGTGAAGAATATCGCAGACTCTCTGCCAATAACCGTTCAATCAAGGCATGGCGACTACCTGATAGTCGTGAAGAACGCCTCATGAAGCCTACTATGATGAACCACCCATCCGCCATATGGGTACGCCAATCAGATAAAAACTATCTGTGGTTATACAATATGTGGTGTGAACTATTGAGTGAGTTTAACTATCGTTACGGTAAAGTTCATGCGTGTGCTCGGTTAATACCAGACCTTGGTGTATTACCTACAAATATACCAAGTAAACACTTTACTGGTCCTACACCTGCCATGCCAGACTATTGCAAAGTACCAGGTAATTCATTACAGTCATATCACAACTATTATTTTAATGAAAAACAGCGTATGTGGTCATGGAAAGGTAAGATAAATAGTAGACCAGAACCTAAATGGTTAACCGACATGATTATAAAGAAAGCTGCTTGATGCCCTCGTATGACTTTGTAAATAAAAATACCAATGAAATCGAAGAACACCGTATGTCGTATACGGTGTTAGAACAATTCAAACTCGATAATCCCCACTTAGAATTACATATCTCCTTTGAGAATCTTCCGGTCATGTCGGATGGTACTCGTTTATCGGTTCCCGGTATGGGCAAACCGGATTCAACCTTTGAAAAATATGTCATTGGTCGAATGAAAGAACAAGTCGGTCACAACACAATTAAAGATGGCCATAAAACCAAGGCACCTAGAGAATGGTAATAGTGAATAACCAGCTTCCATATTTACTTAACATCAGGAGGTCCGATAATGGTAAAATTAATCCTGTAGAACCTGCTTCTAAAATTCCAAAATATAATAACAACGATAGGAGTTTTAATGAGCAAAAAAAGAATGATGTCAAAACAGCAGCGGCTATACTACGAATATCAGAACAAGGAAAAAGTTCGGCAGGAATTGATAGAATATATAAAACAGCAAAGAGAAGTAGAACAACTAAGAGATTACAGGAAAAATAATGTTATTTGAAATCCATGCAGAAAAATCAAAAGATGATAAGAAAATATTTTATTATGATAACATGAGTAATATTTTAAAGGATGCCGATGGTACTGTATATGAGTATCCACAACCAATGGAAATTCCTGAACAATATACAAAACCATATAAAGCTTTTGATAAGAATAATCCTTTAAAGAAATCAAAGTTAATTACTACACTCAAAATTCAAATGGGATTAAGTTGTAATTATTCATGTGATTACTGTTCTCAAAAATTTGTTGAACGTATGCCTGAAACATCCAAAAAAGATATTGATGCTTTTATGGAAAAATTAGAAGTTTTGGAGTTTGATGAAACAAAAGGATTAAAAATAGAATTTTGGGGTGGTGAACCATTTGTTTATTGGAAAACAATGAAACCATTGGCGGAATTGTTGGCAGAAAAATTTGAAAATTGGGAAAACAAACCAAAATTTTCTGTCATTACGAACGGATCTATTCTTACGGATGATATTATTGATTGGTTGATGATGCATGATTTTTCTGTGGCTATCTCTCACGATGGACCAGGACAATCAGTTCGTGGTCCTGATCCATTTGATGATCCAGAACAAAAAGAAAGAATATTAGGTTTCTATAGGATGATGAAGCGCTTGGGTAGAGTAATAAGTTTTAATCCCATGATGAACGCAAAAAATAGAAGTCGCAAAGAAGTTTATGAATGGTTTGTAAATTTAACTGGTGATGAATTCGTAACATTAGGTGAAGGTGGTATTGTAGATGCCTATGATGAAGAAGGAATTTCAAATTCTCTTTTAACAAAGAAAGACCATTTTGAATATCGAAGAACGGCTTTTTTAGATATATTCTCCACAGGCGGCAAAATTGGATTTACTATTCCAAGAGATAAAACATTTCAATTTACTAAAAGTGTTCTCGCTCACAGAAAATCAGATTTTTTGGGACAAAAATGTGGCATGGACGAAGAACACGCTTTAGCTGTGGATTTACGAGGCAATGTAATGACATGCCAAAACGTAAGTTCTCTTGAAGTGTCAAAAAATGGTGAGTCGCATCACGGCGGCACACTAGATGATTATGATAATGTGTCAATCAAATCATCAACACATTGGTCCAATCGTAAAGAATGTTCTGGTTGCCCCGTATTACATATCTGTAAGGGTGCCTGTATGTTCTTAGATGAAAAATTTTGGGATATATCTTGTGCCAATTCTTATTCAGATAATATACCATTCTTTGTTTTGGCTATACAGGACATAACAGGTTATATACCAACACTCATCAAAGGTGACGGTTTGCCACTAGAAAGACAAGATATTTTTGGTACAATTTATGAACATAAAGAAGATTTAAAAAGAAAAATTATACCCATCAAAATAATTAGTGAGAAGATTGGCACGATTGAGGGTGTCGAAATTTACGGAAAATCCAAAGTAGAAACAATATAAATACTGAATAATAAAGATTAGGACGTAAAAATGACATTACCATCATCTGGACAAATATCCGTATCAGAAATTAATCAAGAAATTGGCCAAGCTCCAACATTTTCAAGCGATTTAAACTTTCTAAACAATCAGATATTACCAAGTTTGAGGCCAGGTACTCCCAACATGGCTGGATTTTATGGTTTAAGCTATTTTTTAAGAAACACTGCAGGAAATTGCAATGGTACAGGAATCAATAACTGTTGCGAAAACTGTGCTTCGGGAAATTGCCCTATAGTTGATCCTTCAAATTGTAATTGTGGATGTGGTGATCAAAGTAAAAATTGCCATGTGTGTTTTAATTGTGGTGCTATCAATTGTGCCAATTGTGACAGTCAAGCATGGTTACAAACAGGAAATTGTAATCAACAACCCACACCCACATATAATTGCCAAAGCTATCAATGTTATGCGCAGGCTTGTAACTGTTCAAAAATTATTTGCCATAAGTTATACCAACTTGGTATGATGCCTCACGATATTTTTTATGCTGATCAGAAATATGGTGATTGGTTGAAAGAAAATGATCCCGAAGTTTATGCTGGATATATTCGTTGGGCTCAAGTTATTGTTGATGGCATGGACGGCAAATTTCCAGATTTCATGCTTTGGATGTCCAAAGATGAACGTAAAAAAGCTGAAAAACAAAAAGTCATTAAATGGGCTTACCGTATAGCGACTCCTTGGTCGCAACATATGGCCTATCTTATGAATGTTGTCGATAAAGATAACGACATTGGTCGTATATTAATGCGTGTTGGTCGATCAGTCAGCCGTTTGGTGGGTAAATTACCAAATAAAAATAAACCAATTGGTTTATTAACCGTATATTTTATTTGGGTTACATTTGCAGGAACATATTATTCTGCTAACATCTACTCTAAAATAACCAAATTATTTAAAAATAAAATCTTTTTAAGGAAAAAATATAATGAGTGAAATTGTTATTGAGAGAGATTTACTACATGAGTATGTTGATTATTACTTCAACAATATTTTTTTTAATGCAATATTAAATTTACCTGATGAAAAGCGTGCAAATGTTTTTACTATGTTAACAACACACGTAGATGTGTTATCTGAATTATTAAATGCTGGTAATCATCCGATATTAGATCACATCAAAGGTGTACCGTGGCAAACAGCAAACACGGCTTTGGAAATGAGTTCGGATGTTCGAATTAATTATGAGCAAGCACAACCTTTAATTATGGCATATGATGAATGGAAATCAAGAACAACTAAGTGATCGTGAAAAATTTCACTGGTATCAAAATGCACAAAACCTATTTTGGAAATCTCCAATATGGGAAGTTCAAACAAAATTTGATACTGAATTTAATAAAAAACTATTAGATGAAATTTATGATATAGGTTATGGTATCGCTAGTGGTCAAGATAAAAAACCAAAAGACAGCATATGGGACTATGACAAGCCCAATCTAAACATTATCAAGCAAGAAATTGTTGATATTGTTACAAAAACAATAACACAACAAATTCCAGAAATAAGATTGTTGAACCTTAAAGGGTGTGAACACTTCTTTGGTTGGGTTAATGTGCATGAACCAGGAGAAGGTTTAGAGGTGCATGGTCACACAGAATCCGCTATTGCCGCCACATATTACATACAGGCACCAGAAGGTTGTGGAGAGTTGGTACTGTTTGACAGTTCCAGTGCAATCGATTGGAAAAATACTACTCTAACTGGCATACCGTTAGTAAAAGAACGAAGAATCAAACCTATTGAAGGTAAATTGGTCTTTACACCATCATATGTGCTTCATGGTGTAACAGAAAACAAATCAAACGATTTACGCATATCTTTATCCACCGATTTACGAAAGGTGGTTGACAAGAACACCAATAATACTGTAATATTAAAGAGTTGGGCCAGTCGAATGAAAAAAATTAAAGAATGGAAATGTTCGTAAAATTAAACAAACAATTTGAAAAACCTCTGTTTATAGTTTCTGGTGATTTAAATACATTTTCTGGCGTGGATGATAATGGTAAACAAATAGGTGTTTTTTATAAATCAATCTTTTCACCAGATAAAGATAAGGTTTATAAAGTTGTTCCAAAAAAATATTGGCCGGACTTTGATATGACTTTAATGACAATTAACCACAAATGTCCACCACATATCGATAATAATATTATAAGTAGTATTAATTTTTATATTGAAACACACAATTATAAAACTGTTTTTTATAAAAACAAAGATACAATAGATGATTCCAAAATTTGGAGATTGGATAATCAAACAGATGGTTGCATGTTTAATTATGATGTGGTTGAAGAAACTGGTAGTTTTATAGCACAACCTAATGACATTTGGTTATTAGATGTTAAAAAAATACATAGTGTTGAACCATTAGGTGAAATGAAAATAAGAAAAGCAATTACACTAGCAACAAACAAACATAAATTTGAAGATGTCTGTAATATGATGAAAGAAACAGGATATCTATAAGTTTCATTATCTACTGAATAAAGGAAAAAATATGTGGTATGAAAAATTAGATGTTCGATTTGACATTGATAAATTAAAAAAAGAAGTAGAAGAAAGTGTTTTTTCTCTAGGTGACCAAGTTGTTCAAGGCAAAGAATTTGAAACACAAAATTATCATGGTTTTGGTGGATGGAGTATTTTAAGTAGACGTGGTGATTGGAAAGATGGTTGGGAAGTTGTCCAACATGAAGATGGATTAAAATTAGAAAATTTTCTACCAACAAAAGAATTGATTATTAAATCCTATAAACATTTTAACATTGCTCATAGTTTGGAACACGATAGACCAACTCAAGCTTGTGTTGGAGAAATTAAAAAAGTTATAGATAAATTAAAAGATTTGGGATTAGAACCAAGGCGAGCAAGAATTACTTGTTTACAACCACATTGTAAAAGCTTGGTACATAAAGATGCCGAAACAACTGATTATATGGCCAGAATACATATACCATTATGGACAAATAAGAAATGTGTGCATATCTGCCAAGGAAAAAATTTACACATGCCAGCGGATGGTTCAGCATACATTGTTTGGGTAAATCTGTGGCACCAAATTAGAAATGATTCTGATGAACCTAGATATCATATTATAATGGATGCTTATGACACTAAAAAAATAACAAAATTTTTTAAGTATGAAGGTGAATTTCAACAATTAGAAGATTTTACCAGAAAATTTAGGCAAGATATAGAAGAAATGGAGCTAACACAAGAAGATGTTGAATTCTTTGAAGCTATTAAAGAGAAATATGTAACCAACTACAATCCGATATAAAATGAATGCAAATACAAAACTAGACATTTGTAATACTTGTGAGAATTACAAAGTTAAAATAAAAATATGTACACAATGCCATTGTTATATGCCAATTAAGGTAAATCTACCTTTTGTGCGTTGCCCTATAGGAAAATGGTAATGTTTAATTATTGTCCACCAAAACAATTGCAAGACCTGCAATCAGAAACATTCCCCGATGGTAAACGATTTTATAAATTACCTGATGGTACAAAATTACCATCTGTCACCACGGTGATTGGTGCTCAAAAGAAACATATTTTTCAAGCATGGCGTAACAAAGTTGGTGAAGATGTTGCCAATGCCATCACCAAGAAGGCAACCTCTCGTGGTACAAATGTTCATACATTATGTGAACGATATTTAAACAATGAATCATTAGGTGATATTATGCCTGATGCTCAAGAAATGTTTTTATCAATTAAACCAGAATTGAATCGTATCAACAACATTCACTACCAAGAACAGGCACTTTGGTCAACACAATTAAACATGGCCGGCCGTGTGGATTGTATTGCTGAGTTTGATGGTGTGCTTTCGGTAATTGATTTTAAAACATCCAAAAAAATCAAGAGCCATGAAGATATTGAAGATTATTTTTGGCAAACATCTGCCTACGCCTTGATGTATGAGGAGTTGATCGGTGAACCTATCCATGATTTGGTTATCATCATGGCCGTTGAGGATTCAAGTCCTATCGTGTTCAAACAAAAGACCGAGGACCATATCACAGGCCTAGTTAATGCCATTTCATATTATGAGAAAAATGGTAAACATTAAGTCAGCTGGTTGCCTATATAAGTATAAACACTTATAATAGTAACAACTAAAGGAGATATTGTAATGCCTAGCAAAGATTGTGTAAGAGAATATAAAGTAAGAAGTTTTGCTTTCTACATGGGTGCCTGTGCATTTGCTGTAGGTGTATTAACAATACTTTTTTTATTGAAGTAATTCGTAGAAGTTGTTTGAAAGTTGTTGTGGACATGGGTGCGATTCCCATCACCTCCACCAAAAGTATATTGACGAACCGAGTTATCGGTAGCAAACACACACTATAGTTGTGGCAATATACTTCTGATGGGGGTGCCTAGATTCGACATGGCAATAATTAGAACAATGGAGAATCGTCAAAGCTAAAGACGTTAGGGTTGAGGATACTCGGCCGAAGAAGCAAAAAACTATAAACGCAAACGATAATAAGTATGCACTTGCTGCCTGATAGGTAAGCGGAGTTTCGCCAGGTGAACTTAGCAACAGAATCACCTGGATAAATAAAACACCAGCAACACACAAACCGCTGGTAATACACATAAACACACACAAGGAGAAGTAAATGAGTATGACACCATACGAGATACGGCTAGAACTCTTAAAAATGGCCAAAGATATGCTAACTGATGATTATCATGGAAAACGTGATGCACTACAACAGCAATGGCATACACAGGTAGATGCAGCTAAAATTGCTGGTACACAATCACCTGAATTCCCGGCGTTACCGCCATTTCCCAATGAAGATGAAATTGTAAAGAAAGCGGAAGCTCTCAATCAATTCGTTTCTCAAACCACTCCACAACCTGAAGTTAAAATAAAATCGAAAACAAATTCGTAATTGGAGACCAAGGCGGTCAGATGTTTGGCCGCCGCAATCAATAAGGAAGAAAGATGTTTAAATTTAACACACAGAAGTTTAACACATTAACAGTAGTATTGGCCATATTAACAATAGTGTATACAGCACCAACACTATCAAGAGAGTTTATTACAAATACAACACAGAAACAAGTATCGACTGATTATCAAAAACAAATTCAATGCCTTGCTAAAAACATATATTATGAATCTGCAGGTGAACCCTATGAAGGTAAATTGGCCGTAGCACAGGTTACATTAAATCGTGTTAATAGTGGCATTTTTCCAAATGATATATGTTCGGTAGTTTATCAGAAAACAACTGATCAAAATTTAAGAACGGTATGCCAATTCTCATGGACTTGTATGGTCAAAGAAATGGTACACGGTCAAGATCGGTATAGATGGGAAGAATCTCTTTTAATTGCTAAAAGAGCATTGACAGTTCCGGTCCTACATGATAAAATAGCAGAAACAAACGCACTCTTTTACCATGCAGTCTATGTAAATCCTGGTTGGAATAAACAAAAGGTTGTAACAAAAATAGGTAATCATATATTTTACAGTAGAATTTAATATGCCGAATCGTGAAGAAATAAAAAAATTTAGTATGATGATTGAAACCTTGGTAACAGAAAATGGTCTAGGTTATATGGACGCCATTTGCCACCATTGTAAAGAAACTGGTTTAGAAATTGAAGTGGCTGCAACATTGATATCTCCTGCACTTAAATCAAAAATAAAAGAAGAAGCGCAAGATAATAATTTGTTGAAAAAAACATCCAGATTGCCAATTTAAAATTTTATGACTGAAAATTCAGGTTTTGCCGCATATGCCTTATGGAATGCTTTGAAGTTACATTTTACTTCCGAATCTTATGATTATTTTAAGTATAACGGAAAAACAAATGTATCTAAACAGACATTTACCACCAACAAATCAAAATACCAATTCTATAAACTATCCCGTAAATACGATTTGGACGAATTAAAGAATTTTTATGTTGCCAACTTTATACAAGGTAAAGGTGATTGGGTAGGTGACTTACTACAAGATGGCGATGAGAACTATACCAAGTGGCAAAAAACCCAACAGAGCTTGACATATACCTTTGAGAATGATATAATGTATATGTTTGATAGTGTTGATGGCGCTGAGTTCTGGCATATTGATGATTACTTTAAACCCATCAATGGTGGTTGGCCGATGTTAATTACCAAAATGATGCACGATAAGATTTCATTGGAAACAGTTTGTATCCTAGTTGATATATTTGGTTGTATGCCAAAATGGGAAAAACAAATTACTGAGGATATTATTTGGCCAACACACCGAAGAATT